GAAGAAGCAGCAGCAACAGCCAATGAGACTGGTGACATAGCTGACCAAGAAGCCTTACAAGATTTTATTCAAGATAACGATGTGTATATCACCGAACAAGAAGTAGCTGACTACAACCAAGCCATTACTGACATTGAACAATATGGTAATCAGTACGCATCATTTACTGCTGTTTTATCAAATGACGATTATATGGCTGAGTTTCAAGGTGCAGCCGATCAATACAACAATAGCTTCTTAGATGCTCTAGCTACTTTTGATGCGTCAGTTGGTGTTATGACTGTTGCTTGGGATTCAGTATCTATTGCTGTTGATATGAGCCAATATTACAAATCTGCTGATGAATATTATCAAGCAGGCCAAGAAAGCTTGTTTTATACCACTAGCCCAATAGCTTGTGGTTATGACTTCAGCCAATGCTAATGAATGACTTTGAACTCAAAATCGGAAACTTCACATTTAAAGGGATTTATATTGCGATCTTTTTGCCTATTATTTCGGGCCTTGCTGGTGGCGTTTGGTATGTCAGCGATTTTTATAATCGTATCAATGTTATTGATGCTTTAGCCAACAGTAACAGCTCGTATGGAGCAAACATCAACGACATAGAAGCACGCCTATCTTCAGTTGAGCAATCTATTAACGACAATGATATTAGTTCTTTACAAGGGAAATTAGCCGAACTTGGTACTAACCTATCACTTATTATGGAAGCGCAAAAAGAATTGATGGATCTTAAAGACCAGTTCAAAGATATTGATGTAGTGGCCAAAGAGAACAAATTGCTTGTTGAATCGTATGAAAGTAGAATAAAAGAGCTAGAAAATAAAATTAATTTACATCAGCGAGAAGTTGATGATATATGGAAAGGAATGGATGCTCTAGCAAATCCATTAGGATAATGGCTACTAAAAGAAAAGGTTCAAGTCCCAAACCAAAAAACCCAAGCCTATACGCACGAGTAAAGGCTGAAGCTAAACGTAAATTCAAAGTATATCCAAGCGCCTATGCTAATGCTTGGTTAGTTAGAGAATACAAAAAACGTGGCGGAAAATACTAATGTCTTTAAAAAAGTGGTTTGAAGAAGAGTGGGTTGATATTGGCCGTAAGAAAAAGAAAGGTAAATACCAACCTTGTGGTCGCAAGAAAGCATCAACCAGCAGAAAGGGTTATCCTAAGTGTGTACCTAAGTCCAAAGCTATGTCTATGACCGCTGCACAAAAAAGAAGTGCAGTCAAAAGAAAACGAGCAAAAGCCCAAGGCGTTGGTGGTAAACCAACCAGAGTTAAGACTATAATTAAGAAAAGGAGAAAGTAATGCCAAAAGTAGGAAGTAAAAAATTTTCATACTCTAAGTCTGGTATGGCTAAAGCAAAAGCCTATGCTAAGAAAAAAGGTAAGAAAGTAAAATATAAAAAATAAGGAGTAATTATGTTTGATTTAATATTTAACATTATTTGTTTTGTCTTTATAATAATTGGTCTCTCATCAGTTATTGTTTATGCACTACCTGTGCCTAAAGACAAAAAGCTAAAACAAGTTTACGACTACGTAAAACTTGTAGCATTAAAGAAAAAGAAATAATTCGATGAGTAATTTACTAAACAACTTAATAGGTCCAGTATCTGGGATACTGGACAAGTTTGTTGCTGATAAAGATTTAAAAGCAAAACTAGAGCATGAAATTAAAACCGAATTACACAAGGCTAATATGGCGCAGATCGAAGTTAATAAAATCGAAGCGCAAAGCAAACATTGGTTTGTCGCAGGTTGGCGCCCGTGTGTTGGTTGGATTTGTGCTTTTGCACTTGCTTATCACTTCATTCTCCAGCCCTTTGCGATCTTTGCGATATCTCTCGCAGGCTTCTCATACGATCTTCCAGAGTTTGATATGAACTCTCTTATGACAATACTTATGGGTATGTTGGGTCTTGGTGGCTTACGAACATTTGAAAAAAGCAAAGGCGTATCAAAATGAAAAACTGGCCAAACTTTAAGTACGAAGAATTTGCTTGCAAACACACAGGCGAAAACAACATGGACCCTAGTGTGATAGACAAGCTCCAAGAACTTAGAACCGAATGTGACTTTCCATTCATTATTACCTCAGCTTACAGGTCTAAAAACCATCCAGCAGAAATCAACAAAGAAAAACCAGGCACACACACTAAAGGTATAGCAGTCGATATCTTGGTAAGCGGTTCACAAGCTTATGAAGTTGTTGCTCTAGCACCACAGTTTGGTTTCACAGGTATAGGGGTCCAACAAAAAGGTAAGGCTAGATTCATACATTTGGATGTAGGTGGGGAAAAACATGGTAAGATACGACCATATATCTGGAGTTATTAATGGAGTTATCAACGTACTTAGTTTGGAATGTTTTTATCACACTAATACTAGCGCCATTATTATTTTCCATTAGAAAAAATGAAGCAGAATTAAAAAGGTTGGATATTTTGTTGAACAAAACCAGAGAAGAAATCCCAAGCAAGTATGTCACTAAAGAAGATCAAGAAAACGATATTTCAAGATTATTTGAAAGACTTGACAAATTAGACCAAAAAATTGATAAACTAATAGCACAATGAATTTTTACAATCCATTTATGTCTGCCATACAATACGCCCAATCAATAGCGGGCGGTATGCCATTTTCACAAGTAGTTCAGCCTGGTATGAGTTTTTCACCACAGTTTCCAATGGGTGATAGGGTTATTCCACCATCACCAGGATTACCACCAGTAACACCACCAACAGTAGTACCACCAAACATACCACCAGTTGGTATTGGGTCAGGTGGCGCAGGTTACGGTGGTAGCGGATCTTCTCGTCTTGGCGATTTTAGAGGTGGCGATATGGGTATTGTTTACGACCCAATGGATGTTGGTCAACCAGGCGGTCCACTACCTTTTGACCTTGGTAAATCAGCAGGACCATTAGATTTTCTATCATTGTTACCACCACAACAACCACCAACAATAGGCTTGCCACCATTACAACCACCAAGCCAACAACTACCAGATTTATCTGGTGGATTAATGAACACCATACCAAGCGATCTTGGTAAAGTATTAAGTCTTATCTAAATGCCATCACAAGAAGAAATGATCAAGGCTCAAGAAGCCGAAAATATTCTTAACAGCGCATCTTTCAAAGAAGCTATCGCTAATCTCAAAGAAGAATACGTCAATCATTGGTTAAGAAGCAGAAACATTGATGATGTTGATATGAGAGAAGATTTACACAAAGCTATCCTTTTATTACCAGAAATAGAGAGACATCTAAGAATTATTGCTGAAAAAGGCAAAATCACTAAATCACAGTTAGAAAAGCTCAGAAAAATTAGTTAAAATATAAAAAAACTACAAAAGGAGTTTTTATGGCAACAACGGAAAAACCGATTGCACTACAGTCCGAAATGGACAAAGCAGCTTCATCATTTGAAGGATTTTTAGCACCTGAAGAGGAGAATGTTGAACCCCAAGAAGTTGAAGTTGAAGAAGCCGAATCTGAAGAAGAAGTCGAAGAAGTTGAAGAACTTGTCGATGATTTAGACGATGAGGATGAAGAAGAAGTTGAACAAGAAGATATTGAGGAAGAAGTAGAGCAACCCCAACTTTATACAGTCAAAGTTGATGGTGTAGAAACAGAGGTCACGCTCGAAGAACTCCAAAATGGTTATTCTCGTCAGCAAGATTATACGAGGAAAACTCAAGAACTGTCTCAACAGCGTAAGACTATTGAGCAACAGCAAGCTGAGTTAGCTCAAAGAGATGCGATTTATTCTCAACTGCTACCTAAGATGGAAGCACAGCTTAATGCTGAATTAGGTGATGAACCTGATTGGCAGAAGTTATATGAGGATGATCCAGTAGGGTATGTTAGGGAAAAACAACTCTGGGATCAGAAGAAAGAAAAGTTATCCGCAGTTCAAGTTGAGCAGCAAAGACTTCAACAAGAAGCCATGGCTGAACAGCAAAAACAAATTCAATCTATGGTTGAAGAGGGTAACAAAAAACTTTTAGAAATAATCCCTGAGTGGTCTAAACCTGAAACAGCAGCTCAAGAAAAAGCTGCTATTAGACAATACGCTATCGATGTCCTTGGTTATTCACCACAGGAAATGGATCAAGTCTATGACTACAGAGCTTTGATTGGTTTAAGGTCTGCATGGCTTCAACATGAAGCTGGACAGGCAACTAAAAAGAAACCAACACAAAAAGCAGCTGCCAGAGTAGGTAAACCTGGTTCAACAACCAGAAAAAGGTCAGCAAGTCCAGAGAAAAAGTTGCGTCAAAGGTTAAAGCAGACTGGTAAACAACAGGATGCTGCAAAATTATTTGAACAGCTATTAAAGTAAGGAGAAAATATAATGGCAAAAGTTACAAATGCTTTCGATACCTATAGCGCTACTGCTGATAGAGAGGATTTGAGTAATATTATTTACAACATATCCCCAATGCAAACTCCATTTATGAGTTCTATCGGCACTAGAAATGTAAAAAATGTTGTCTTTGATTGGCAAACAGAAGTTCTTCCAACACCATCATCAAGTGGTGAATTAGAAGGTTTTGAACTTTCCAGATCAGCAGCTCAAGCAACTGTTAGAGAATCAAACGTATGTATGATTTCAAAAAGAGATGCAACAGTTTCTGGTTCACAGGAAGTTTCAGACGCAGCTGGTAAGAGATCAGAAATGGCTCACCAGTTAGCTCTTATGGCTAAAGCTCTTAAGAGAGATATGGAAGAAGCTCTATGTCAAAATGGTGCAAAAACAACTGGTGATGCAACAACAGCTCGTGTAACTGGTGGTTTTGAATCTTGGGTTGAAACTAATGATTCAAGAGGTTCTGGTGGTTCAGCAGCTGGTAACGGTGCAGCTCCAGTAGACGGCACACAAAGAGACTTAACAGAAGCTCTTTTAAAAGACGTATTACAACTTTCATTTGAAAATGGTGGCGAACCATCATTAGCAATTTGTGGACCACATAATAAGCAAGTTATTTCTGGCTTTACAGGTAGATCACAAGCAAGACAAATGATCGATGCTAATACTGTTGAAGCATCTGTATCAATCTATTCATCTGACTTTGGTGAGTTACAAATCGTACCATCAAACAGATCAAGAGAAAGATCTCTATTATTGGTTGATCCAGAATATGCAAAAGTAGCATATCTAAGAAACTTCCAAACAGTTGATATTGCAACTATTGGTGATGCAGAAACCAAGATGATTGTAGTTGAGTACGGTTTAGAAGTATCTAATGAGAAAGCACACGGTATCGTGGCTGACTTAAACGTATCTTAATGATATTTATGGGCGGGCTAGTCCCGCCCTCTTTTTATGGCTAAACGAACTATCATAGATCACAAGCTTGGTTACAAACATGAGTTTGCTACTGAGGATGATAAAGTTGTTTACCACACTACCCAAGACGTGCAACCCATCTTAGAACACGTCAAACAATTAAGTTACAATAAACCAGGGAAAGATTTACGTCACGTTGCGGAAGTTCCTATGGTAATATATCAACAAGCCATGCGAGAAGGCTGGGCCAAGGACCAAAAGGCATGGAAAAAATGGTTGAACAATCCAGACAATAAATTGTTCAGAACATGGAAAGGTAAGGTATGACATATTCAGAATTAAAAACCAACATAGCAAACTACTTAAACAGATCTGATTTAACAGATCAAATGGATATGTTTATAGATAATGTCGAAGGCGAACTAAACAGAAAAGTAAGAACAAAAGAAATGATTAAAAGGGCTAATGCTACAGCAGATAGCCAATACTTATCCTTACCAACAGATTGGTTAGAGGTAATTAATGTTGAGATTACTTCAAATGATTTCAAACCTTTATTTCAACAATCACTAGAATCATTGGATGTTTACAGACAATCTATTAACAATAAAACAGGACAACCAATATACTTTGCTATCATGGATGAAGCCCTAGAATTAGCACCAACACCAGAACAATCATACACACTACAATTAACTTATTACGAAAAAATTCCAGCTTTATCTGACAGTAATACTTCAAACTTTGTTTCACTTAATCATCCAGATGTTTACTTATATGGTGCATTGAAACACGCATCTATCTATTTAATGGAAGATGAAAGGGTAGCAATGTTTACTCAGCTCTTTGAAAAAGCGTTAGAAGAAATTAAAATGGAACAAGAAAAAGCAGAATTTAGCAAAGGCTCTCTTATGCAAAGAAGAAGGTCTTATGGTAAAGCTAAGAAAAACGTTTATTATTGGAGTAACAACTAGGAAGTATTATGGCAGGATTTTCAGATTATTTAGAGGACAAAGTTTTAGACCATGTATTTGGTGGTAATGCCTATACAGCGCCATCAACTTTATACGTGGCATTATATACTGTAGCACCAAGCGACACAGGTGGTGGCACAGAAGTTTCAGGCGGAGCTTACGCACGACAAACAGCTACTTTTACAGTTTCAGGCACAGACCCAACAACAGCTACTAATTCAGCTGCTATTGAATATCCTACAGCTACAGCAGACTATGGCACGGTTGTTGCTTGTGGTGTTTTTGATGCTGCAAGTTCTGGTAACTTGCTTGCTTATGCAAACTTAACAAATTCAAAAACAGTAGAAAGCGGAGACATATTTAGATTCAACTCTGGTGATTTAGATATCACTCTCGCATAATGGCTTCCATAGGCTACGGCAGAGGGTTCTACAGTAGGTCCTACTATAACAATTTAGCATTTCAAGCAGTAACCAGTATTGCTGGTGTTAGTGGTTTTACCTCACCAGCCAGGCGTGTCAAAGTTACAGCTTCAATAATATCTGGTGTTTCTGATTTTGATTCATCTGCTGGTTTTGTTAATCTTGGTATTTCTAATATTGCTGGAGTTTCAGATTTTGATGCTGTTGGCGCACAAAAATTTAATGGTGCATCAAACATCGCATCAACAACAGATTTTGATTCTGTTGGTTTTCTTTTATTTCAATCGTCTAGCACATTAAGTGGAACATCTGAAGTTATAGCTTTTGGTACTGTTACTTACGCAACTGAATCCTTGTTCGCCCAAACAAGTGGTTTTTCAGCTATCGGTAGTTTAAAATGGGAAGATATATTAGTACCAACGGATGATTGGTCAGATCAACTAACAACAGGTAGTTGGACAGCGCAAAACAACCCATCATCTACATGGT